TATGTGATTTCTAAAATTACCTTCATATTTTTCTAATGTTGATTCTTTAATCTCATGCTTTTTTACAGTAAAAAGCCATTTGTGTAATAGAGTTCTTGTAGTTATTTCTTTTGTTTGTATTATACCTGATTCGGCTTCTTTTTTTCTTTCGTAATATTGATCTTCTGCATCTGATTTATTTTTTCCATAAAAATCTTCATATTTTCCATTTATTTTTCTATGAATTCTATAGTATGGAACACCATTTTTGATGCAGTTAGTTTTTACTGCCATAAAAAAACCTCCATTTTTTCAAATATTTTTTATTAACACTTGAAAAAAGAAGGCTTTTCATATATAATACAAAAGTAATCACTTTTCAAGTGGTTATGTCCTTGGGTAATGTGTGTCGTTCCGCAAAAATGAAACACATTACTCTTTTTTGTTTATTATACTTTCCAACTATGTCCACAGTCTTGACAGACTGCCATACTTGAATGTTTTGTTACTAGTTTTTGTTTTTTATGTCCAAATAATTTTACAAATATCATAGGCATAGTTAAGCATATCCATAATAATGGTCTCCACCACCAACCAATAAACAACCAATACAAAATACTATGATGTTTATTTTTTAATTGTGATTCTGATACCATTTGAACATTTACGTTTGAGCTACCACATTTAGTACAAGTCATAAAATACATCCCCTTTCTTTTTATTTTCTATTTAAAGGCACTTTTATTCTCAACCCTTATAACTTCTCCTAATATTTCAATGTCTTCCATTTTTAGACCGTTTTGAATAGGAAAGTTCCACATATTCATTGCTTGTAATTCTATTTCTCCATTGTCAGTTTGTATAATTTTTCTAATGATTGGAAATCCACCTTTTATTTTTAAAAGATAAGTTTTTTTATTTAAAAATTCTTTATATTTCTTAATTATAGCTATATCTCCAACATCAAGAAGTGGAGCCATAGAATTATCAGATGCTTGTATTGCAAAAAAGTTTTTTGGATCATCTTCGGCAATATCTGGTCTATATTCATAAGGAATTGTTTGAACTACCTCATTAGTTGTAAGATTATAGACATTTATATGTTTTGTTTCAGTTCTTCCAAAATTTTTATCCATTGGAACATTATATCCCATCAACCATACTTCGTTTACATTTAAAATTTTACTTAATATATATATATTATCTTGCCTAGCAAACGCCTTTCCTTTTAAATATTTATTAATTAATGATTGAGATATTTTTTTTCCATGTAATGTTGTTTTTTCTGATAATTCAATTTGATTTATATTATTTTTTTTCATTGCTATTAATAATCTATTAGCAAATGTATCAATTTCTTCATTATTAAATTCCATTAGAACACCTCACTATCAAATAATATAATAACAAAAAAATGAAATAAAATCAATACTTCTGAAAAAAAATACAAAAAAATGAAAAAAATTCATAAAAGGTATTGACAATAATTTTTCATTGAGGTATTATAATTACGAATTATGAATTAAATTCATAAAAGAAAGAAGGTGATATAATGTTAAAAATGGATTATTCTTTATTAAGAGGGACGATTAGAACATATTTTGGAAGTGAAACAAATTTCGTAAAAGAACTACAAAATAGTGGTATGGAGATAAGCACAGGAAGCTTTTCAAACAAAATAAATAATAGATCTCCTTTTAATCAGATAGAAATAATAGGAATTTGTAACTTATTAAAAATAGACTTAAAAGAAGTCAAATTATATTTTTTTACAGAAAAATATGAATTAAATTCATAAAAGAAAGGGCTATGAATATGAAAAAAATAAAAAATGCGGAACGACACACAAAATTAAAGGAGGAAATAAAATGGAGGAATGGATTAGCTTAACAGAATATATGAAACGATTTCATATAGGTTTCAAAGAAGTAAAAAAAATGATGGACAATAAAGAACTTGAATATAAGAAATCAGAAGGTGGTCGCTTTAGAATAAAAGTTGGTGGCAATACGGTAAGTCGTGAATTATATGAAAGCGAAAAAGAAAAAAGAATACAAGCAGAAACAAAATTAGAATTATTAAAAAAAGTATTGATAGGAGAAAAATAAAAAATGAAAATAGTTAATAAAAAGAAATTTATAGTGAGAATAATAGAACTATTAGTAATAATAGCAACAATAATATTGACAGTAAAAGCAATTGCTTATGCAACAGCAATAAGAGGATACAAAGCTTATGGAGGAGAATATTTAATACCAATAATCGGATTAGTAATTATATTAGTTTTAGAAGCAATTTTGGAAGAAAGTGAAGAAAATAAAAATCAGAAATCTAATAATAAGAGAAGGTAAGAATGGAAGAAATAATAGAAATGATGAAAGAGGACTTTAAAAAATATCAAATCAAAGGGATTAATAATCAAATTGCTTATGCATGTGGATATTTAAAAGAAAATGAAGATGTTACTAGGAGACAGGCAGTGGAAATAATAAGGAGAATACTTTTTGAAAAAATATAAAAGGAGAAATTGCAATGCTTAAATATTATCAAGAATTACTAAATGAATGTATTGATTTATCAGAACATAAAAAGAAACATAAGGAAATGAAATCAACATTAAATAAAATAAAAAATTTAATATTTAGAATTAAAGGAGAAAATATGGGATATCAAAAAATAAAAGATCTTATTTCTGATATAGATGAGTTTCATAACGAAGCGGAATTGAGAGAAATCTTACAAGAAATATTATTTATATGTAATGACAATATAAATAAAAAAGAACCATCTATCAGCAACCAAACTGAAAAATAGATGATTCATAAAAAATATTTAGATAAATACTTTCTGTTTTTATTTTATCACAGAATGTTAGAAAGAGCAAGAAAAATTAAATTAAAAACAGCAAAAGAATTATAAATTTACAAAGGAAGGAGTGTGTAGTATGTGAATACGAAAAACAAAATAGATATTCAAAAACAGCTCTCTGAATTTTATTCAATATTAGACTTCAAGCCACTCTCTGCAAATGCCATTTCAATATATTTAGTATTATTGCAGATAGCAAGTAAGACGGATTGGCTTTATGAGTTTAAGGTTACAAATACTATTCTAATGAGCAAAGTAAAGGGATTAAACATATCTGCTTTACAAAGGGCACGAAATGAACTTATTAACAATCAATATATACTTTATAAAAAAGGAACAAATCAAAATGTTGCATCTACATATACGATAAATAAATTATACAATGATGAATTTACACAATTTGAACAAGCGAACGAACAAGCAGATGAACAAGCGAGTGAACAAGCGAACGAACAGGCAGACGAACACATTATAACTAAACTAAACTTATTATTTAATTATATCTATAAAGGGGGCAGCGGAGAAAAAATTGGCTTAACAGAAAACGATAGAAATAATTTGATTTTAATTTATTCTAGATTAGAGATGTATGTAAAAGATAGTAACATTTATGAGCTTATGCCGGAGGAAAGAGTGCTGGACGAAAAAATAATGTTTTGGGCAATAAAAGAAATATATTTAAGTCCACATAAAATTTATTTGAATTTACTTACAAGGGACAAGTTCATATTGAAATATTATAAAACTAAAAAATATATAACAGAAAAAGAAAATTACAAAATAAAAGAAATTATAGATTACTTTATGGTTTGTTTGCACGATGAAATGGAAAATAGGAGGAAAACATGATGAATTTTGAAAATTTATGTTACAGAGAAAAAGTCCCTCTATATACAAAATTAAAGCTAAAACCAACAGAAGGCAGACATCTAATAAGGTATAAAGATGAAAAGGACTATGATTACTATATATGCGATTATTGCGGAGATGAAATAAAAATTTTAAAAAAGAAAATTGAAATGACAGGAGGAATTGTTGTATTACCACATTCGTTGACAAAAAGAGGAGAAGTAAAAATCGTATTATGCAATAAATGTATAAATCCAGTATTAAAAGAATTGGAGAAAAAATAAATGAAGAGGTGATACCAATGATGTATGAATTTGAAATGATAGGTGATGTAGTTGGAAAAGCAAGACCACGAATGAATACAAGAACAGGAAGAGCTTATACACCAACTAATACAAAAAATTATGAATACTTTTTAAGACAATGGTTTATTAGAGAATATCCTAATTTTACAACAATAGAATCAAGGGTAAAAGTAACAATAATAGCTTATTTTGGAATTCCAAAGAGTACAAGTAAAAAGAAAGAAGCGGAAATGTTAGCAAATATTATAAGTCCAACTAAAAAACCTGATGCAGATAATATTGTGAAAATAGTATTGGATGCAATGAATAAATTTGCTTTTAAAGATGATACACAAGTTACAAAATTAGAAATTGAAAAGAAATATAGTAGAACACCAAGAATTTATGTGAAAATTGAGGAATATTAGGAGAATAAACATGAAGTGTATAAAATGTGGAAAATATCCTTTTTGTAGCAAAATAGAAAACTCACAGCAAGAGGCTTGTAAAGATTTTATAAAAAGAACATTAAGGATAAAAATTACAAGAGAGGAAGAGGCAAAAGATGAAAATAGATAATATAGATGAAGTTGAAGAATTTGCAAAAGAAATGAATTACTTTTTTACATATATTGAAAGAACAAATTCAGATTTAAAAAATGAATTAAGAATTAAAGAATTAGAACAAGATGATCTATTACATGAGATAGAGTTAAGTAAGCTAAATGCATTTGAACTTTCAAAAGTTGCAGTAAGGTTGAGAAATGTTAGACAGGAAAGAAGAGTAATAAAAGATAAGCTCGAATTTATATCAACATTAAAAGGATTTGCAGATAAATATAACAATAAATTAATTACAGGTGATATTGCACAATTATTAAAAAATATAAGAAAGTTAAAAGATAACTGGGAAACTAGAATATATAAAACACGAGTGCTAGAAGATTTAAAAATTAGTAAAATGAAAAAGAAAGAGGAAAGCGAATGATTAAATTTTTAATAGGATTATTATAGGTACATTTATAGGAATTGCAATTATGTGTATATTGCAAGTGGCAAATGATAATGAAGAATAAAAAAGAGGTACAGAAAAAATGAGTAATGTTTATGATATGTCTGGAAAAAAGAAAGTTATTATGAATGAAGAAGCGGATGAAGATATTACATATAAGGAAATAATGAAAATAATAATAGAAAATGCAACAGAAGAGGGATGTCATCAAATATTCAGTTATGGTGGAATAGATATGTGCCCATCAGATATATTTGGTTCAGAGAAAATAGATAAACAAAAAGAAGAAGATACCTGCAATTATGAAAGTATAGGGTGCACAAAATGTTGGACTAATGCAGTTAACCAAATAAAAAGGAGGGCAAACATATGATAAAACAACAAGATTTAAAAGAAATTGGTAAAGAAAAGAAAAAAGGAATGTATAGATTAGAATTTAACAAAAATAAAATTAAAATTGCATTAAAAGATATAAGAAAATTACAACATTTATATATAGATATATTTACAGAAGAAGATGAGGATTATCCTGATGGAAGAATTATAAATAACAAGGAAAAAGCAGTTCAAAGAATATTAGACAGAATAACAGATAAAAGATTTAATCAAATTGAAATTTGGAAAGTAATACAATTTAAAAGTTGGGATACTACAGACAATACATATAGACCAATTTGCAATAGATTAAGAGAGTTAGGGTACGAAATTATAAACTAGGAGATGATTTTTAGTGAAGGAAAATAGTATAAAACAATCAATTTTTAGAATTTTGTGCAAAAATGATGTTTGTATTATGAATCCACGGATATGTAATAAGTACAAGAGGTTTAGCTGAAATTCAAAACATATCATACTACAAGGCAAGAAAATATTGTAAAGAATTAGAAAAAGAAGGCTTGATAGAATTTATTAGAGAATATATACCTGCTCAATTTAGTTATGAAGGAGAGCTTGAAAGAGATGCTTTTTGGAATATAGGCTGGAGAACAACTAAGAAAGCATTAGAAGATAAAATATGGAAGCAAGAAAAAGAGGAAGAAGAACGAATAAGAAAAGAAGTTTGGGGTGATTAAGTGAAAGAAAATGGTATAGAAACAACAATAAAACAATTAGAACTGATATTAAAAGCTAGGAGAGAACATAAAGAAATAATAGAATGTGTTGGAGGAAGTTGTATGAACTGTGATCCAGACATAAAAGCCTTAGTTAAAAGTATAGATATTTTATCAGATTATAAAAGAGTATTGCAAGAAAATGAATATATGCACAATGAACTGGATAAACAGCAAACTAAAATAAATAAGTATGCAAAAGAGAATGAAGAATTAAAAAAATTCCATATACAAGATAATAAACATTTGGATTTTATAATGGAAAATAGTATTACAGTTCAAAAAGTAAAAGACAAGATAGAAAAAGAAATAAAATATCATGAAAAAAACATATTAGATATAGAAAATATAACTATGTTAAAGGGCAAAACAGCCAAAGAAGAAGCGGAAATTGAATTTAATAAATATGCAATAGTAGTTTTGAAAAAGATGTTACAAGAACTAATAGAAGGGAGAAAATAAAATGAATGATAAAGAATATATTAAGAAAGTATGCAGCAAATGTGCAAACAGATATAACGAAAATGATTTATGCAATATAGTAAGAACCATGGATGGAAATTATAGATGTAGCAATGAAAAAATAAAAAAAGAGAATAAATTGGAAGAGAAATTTTATAATGAAAAAGTAAAAAGTGATAAATGGAGAAATGCAACTATATTGTTTTGCTTAATAATGATAGTATATGAAGTTGTTATTTCCATAATTTCTAAAAATCTTACATGTATAGTATGTGCAATTTTATGGGGAAATATTGCATTAATAGAATATTTTGATAATAAGTTAATCCAAGAAAAAGACAAAATTATATATGAAGCGGACAAGTTAATAAATTTGCAATTTGGTATTATAAATGAATTAACAGATGATTTAAAAAAATTAAATAAAGTAAAAATAATGAGAATCAATGATATAAGAATACCTAAAGAATTTCAAAAACCAAGAATTGAAAAAATGAAAGAAAGAATAGAATATTTTAAGAAAAATCAAAATTTTGAAACACAAATAATTGTAGATAAAGACAATAATTTAAAGGATGGATATACTTCATATTTAATAGCAAAAAAATATGGAATTGATTTTATAAATGTCATAAAAAATAGTTAATATGGAGGAAAAAAATGAAGGAAATATTATTTAAATTATTAGTTATTTTATTAAGCCCAATATACTTTATTTTTTGGATAGTAGCAAACATAATCGGATGGGCTATGGAAATAGGAGAGCCAATAGTAGAATTATTACAGGAAGAAATAGAGAAAATGTCATCTTTTTGGAAAGAATTTTTTAAAAGAAAAAAATAAACATAAGAAAGAAGAGGGATTAAAATGGGACTAAAGATTGAATTGTATAATGATCATTTTGAAAATGCAAAAAGATACGGAATACCACATGCACAACTTATAATTGCTGATATACCATATAATCTAGGAAATAATGCTTATGCAAGTAATCCAATGTGGTATGTTGGTGGAGATAATAAAAACGGAGAAAGTGATAAAGCAAATAAAACATTTTTTGATACAGATAAAGATTTTAAAATAAATAACTTTTTTGACTTTTGCACAAGATATTTAAAAAAAGAACCAAAAGAAAAAGGACAAGCACCTGCAATGGTTGTGTTCTGTGCATTTGAACAAATACAAAGTGTTATTGATGAGGGGAAAAAACATGGATTATTAAAAAGTTATCCATTAGTATTTATAAAAAATTATTCTGCTCAAGTATTAAAAGCAAATATGAAGGTTGTTGGAGCAACAGAATATGCAGTTGTATTATATAGAGATAAACTACCAAAATTTAATAATATTGGAGTAGATGGAAAAAAACACATGATATTTAACTGGTTTGAATGGAAGAGGGATAATTCAAAACAATATCCTAAAATACATCCAACACAAAAACCAGTTGGATTATTAAAAAGAATAATAGAAATATTTACAGATGAAGGAGATGTGGTTATAGATCCTGTTGCTGGAAGTGGAAGTACATTGAGGGCTTGTGCAGAAATGAATAGAAATTGTTATGGATTTGAAATAAAAAAACAATTTTATAATTTAGCACAAGAAAAAATGTTAAAGGAAGTTCAATTACAAATAAATTTAAGAGGAGATAGTAATGAAGGAGATTAGTTATAAAAATATTACAATTGGACAAGTTCAATGCTTAAACAAAAGTGGATATTTTTCTAAAATTATTTGTGATGGAGATAATTTAAAAGTAGGACTATTAGAAGAGGAATATATAGAAGCGGAAAAGAAAATAAAAAAACTTATTGATGACATTATGAAACCAGTAGAGGAAGTATTTGAACAAATTGCTAATACAATAGCAGAAATAAGTGCAGATATATTTGATAATACAAAGAAAGCTGTTAATAATTTTATATATACTATTTTGGATAAAAAAATAAGCAAAAAGAAATTCATTAAACTTTTGCAAAGTGAAGGAGTACAACGAAATGAAATAAATAAGATTGTTCAAGGAAATAAAGAAAAATATACATATTTGAGATATTACAATATAGTCAAGAATTTGTATGAAAAACAATAAAACATAAAAAACAATAAACATAGACAGCTGTAAGAACGAAACAAGAAAATTTACTGTGTATAATAAAAAAATGAAAATAAACACAATAGAAAAATTGGAGGTATCAAATGGCTGAAATTAAAATGAAATTTATATTTTTTTTAGAATAGGAGGAACAAAAGATGAATGTTCAAGAGGTATTAGAAAATTATAATGTATATAAATTAAGAATAAGTATTACAAGTAGTGAAATACAAGAAATACAAGCGGAGATTTACGATTTAAAAAGTGCAAATATGGATGGTTTACCAAAAGCAAAAGGTTATACAAAATCACAATTAGAAGAGGCAATAATAAATGCACAAGAAAAAATTGAAGAAAAACAAAGATATAAGGATGAATTACAAAATAAAATTAAAATTGTAGAGGATTTAGTTAAAACATTAAAAAAATATAATCAGGATATTATTGATATGAGATTTTATCAGAAAATAAGTATAGAGGAAATAGCAACAAAAAAAGACAGAGGTTATGTTGCAATACATAAAACAATAGAAAAATCTATAAAGGAAATGCAACATGAATATAATAAAAGTAAAAAAGTTTAGAAAAATTATATAAAATTTATATATTTTTTATATATTTTTATAAAAAATGCTATGTTATAATTATAATCGAGAAAAATATGAATATCTATTTGTTTCTCCTTTGTAATGAGGTCGCCGATATATTTGTCGGTGACTATTTTTTATATTGCGGAGATGGTGCAAAGGAAGCATAATGGGGTCATATCCCATAGACGAGGTTCGAATCCTATGTCCGCAACCAATAATTACAAAAGAGGTATGTGCCTATGAATTTGGGTAGATGTATGTTAAGAGAGTGTAAAACTTGTAAATTTGAAACAAGATGTTTTAAGGAGTATCAAAATGAATATACAAAAAATAAAAATAACAGTTAAAACCAGCAAAGTACAATCCAAGAAAAGATCTAAAGCCGGAAGACGAAGAATATCAAAAAATTAAAAAAAGTATAACGGAGTATGGATGTGTAATACCACTTGTTGTAAATAAAGATATGACAATAATCGGTGGTCATCAAAGATTAAAAATACTAGAGGATTTAGGCTACACGGAAATAGAATGTGTAGTTGTAGATTATGATAAAAATAAAGAAAAAGGTTGCAATATTACTCTTAATAATGAAAATGTATCGGGTGAATGGGATAAATTGAAACTTGAAGAATTGATGGCAGAATTAAAAAAAGAAGACTTTAATATGGAAAATACGGGTTTTTCATTTGATGAAGTAGACGATATATTAAAAGATATAACTGGTTCAAAAGAAGATGAGTTTGATTTAGAAGAAGAACTAAAAGAAATAGAACAACCAATTTCAAAATTAGGAGATATTTGGATATTAGGTAAGCATAGACTAATGTGTGGAGATAGTACACAAAAAGAAGTGGTACTACAATTAATGAAGAGCAAAGAGGCAGATATGATTTTAACAGATCCACCATATAATGTTAATTATGAGGGTGGAACAAAGGAAAAACTGACAATAAAAAATGATAATATGGAAGATACTCTATTTTATAATTTTTTGATAGATGCTTTTAGAAATATGTATGATTCTATTAAATGTGGAGGAAGTATATATGTTTTTCATGCCGATACAGAAGGAATGAATTTTAGAAATGCATTTAAAACTGTAGGATTTAAATTAGCTGAATGTTTAGTTTGGGTTAAAAACAAATTTGTAATGGGAAGGCAAGATTATCAATGGAGACATGAACCTATTTTATATGGTTGGAAAGAAGGAAAAGCACATTATTTTACTGATAGTAGAAATCAAACTACAGTATTAGAATTTGATAAACCAATAAAGAATGAAGAACATCCAACAATGAAACCTATTGATTTATTAGCATATCTTATAAAAAATTCTAGTAAGGAAAATGAATTAATACTAGATTTGTTTGGTGGAAGCGGTTCGACATTGATAGCAGCAGAACAAACCAATAGGAAATGTTATACGATGGAATTAGATCCAAAATATTGTGATGTTATTATTAGAAGATGGGAAAAACTAACAGGACAAAAAGCAGAATTGGAAAAAAAGTAATGGAGGTGGGTGAGTTGTATTGACCCAGAGAAAAGAAGAAAATATAAAAAATGATTATTTACAAGGAATGCGATATAAAGACATATTTAAAAAATACAACATTACATTACCTGATTTAAAAAAGATTATACGAAAATATAATCTAACAAGAGATAAAAGCCAAGTTCTAAAAGGCAATAAAAATGCAAAAAATAACAAAGGTGGACAACCACCAATTGGAAATAAGAATGCGGTTACAACAGGGGAATACGAAAGTATATTTCAAAATGTATTAACAGACGAAGAAAAAAGCATATTTAAGAAAATAAAAGTAGAAAATACAGATAGTTTATTGTTAAATGAATATATAGAAGAATATAAACTATTGACAATTAGAGAGTTAAGAATGATGCGAAGAATAATGACATTAGAACAATCCGAAAGAGATATGACAATAGGAAGTATAAAAAAGAAAAACAATAGTCAAGGAAATATAGAAACTACAACAGAAGCGGAAGCAACTCTTGATAAAATACAAAGAATAGAAGATGGACTTACAAGAGTTACAGAAGCTAAAAGAAAAAGTAGGGAAAATATGATAAAGCTAGGATTTAGTAAACGTGAATTAGAATTAAAAGAAAAACAAGCTGAAAATGATTTATGGTAAAGGAATGAAAAATATGTTTGAGAATGCTCATGATTTATATAAAT